CATGGGCCCCCGGTATACAGCTCGGGCCTGCCGGCCTGGTCGTGCTCGACGTCATTGATCAGCTCGTAGCTCAACCAGGAACTGGCCTCGTCCAGCCACTTCAGCTCGAACTCCTGGGCCCAGGCGTCTTCATCGTTAAGGGCTGCCCGCATCTCCTCGATGTTGCGCGGCAAGCCATCGGCCACCGCACGATGGATGTCCACTACGTGGCGCGACCAGATGTCCGCGAGCTTCTTATCGGTCATCAGTTCATAGAACTTGTTGCCCTTGCCATTGGGCGTGCTGGTGATGCGCAGCTTCCAGCCGTTGGAGATGACCGGAAACAGTGCTGTCCAGATCTTGCGGCTGTCCTGGTGAAAAGCGAACTCATCCAGGAACACGTTGGCGCTGAAGCCACGGGCAGTGTCCGGGTTGGCCGGTAGCGCAGTGATCTTCGATCCGCCCGGCAGCACCACATCAAGCATGGTGAAGCGTTCACCGTTGCTGCCCTTGAACTCGCCCTCAATCTCCTGCACAGCCATGTTGTAGGCGCGGCAGTGCTTCTTGACGCCTTCCTCCATCGCTTCCTTGGCCTGACGCTCGCCTCGGGACAGGATCACCCAGCGGGTGCGGCCACCGCGCGACTCAACCTCGAAGCAGTCATCGACGATCTCCAGCGTGCTGGTGAACGTCTTGCCGGTCTGCCGCGCGAACATGCCAATCTTGAAACGCTCACGATCAAGCAGCCATTTCTTCTGGTAGTTGTAAAGCTGAATGGCCGGCTGCTGGGTAGTCATAACCCGTAGACCTCTTGGCGGATGCGCTGCAACGTCTCGGCACTAAGGGTGCCTGCCTTGCTCATCTCATCAAGCTTTTCTGATTGCTCCCGCAGCAGCTCCTCACGGGCGGCCTTGCGTACATCGGCCGAGTGGCGTTTCTGCGTCACGCTTGCACGGGTCAATGTCGCAATGTTCTTGGCCGCACTGGATAGCAGGGATAGCCGCTCGCCTGGGTCTTCTTCCTCGCCTGCCTCCTGCAGGTTGACGATGGTCTCGAATAGCTCTGTTTGCACCAGGGCGATTACCGCTTCGGAGCGAGCGTCCTGATCATCGCGTGCGCCCTCGGTGATCAGCTTGGCGGCCTCGGTGCTGGCCTTGATCGCGGCCATGCGGCGCTCGATCTTCTGGCCGTATCGGTGGATCGAAGACTTGCCGATGCTGTAGCCGCGACCCTTCAGCTCGCTTTCGAGCAACTCGTAGCCGGAGAAGTTGCCCTCGACCAGCGACTGATCCAGCCAGGCCCGGACTTCCTTGGGTAGTTTGTAGACCGCCTGCGCGCGTGCCATGGCTCAGACCCAATACTTTGTAGGACGAGCAATGCCGGGTTCGCAGTCGATGGTGTATTCGACGATGTCCACGCCATAGCGGGTCAGGTCAGACCACCAGCGGCCAGACGGCTCCTTGCGCAATTTCACTAGGTCGCGGCCTTCCAGATAGTCCAGCTCCTTGCGGACTTCCATCGGCGTCACGTCCTGGTAGATCGAGCGCATGGTGGTCTGGATGATCTCTTCACAGACTTCCTCGGGGCGGGCGTTGTTCAGTGCCAGCAGCAGGTACCAGCGCAGCGACTCGCGGCGGATACGGGCCTGGTCAATTGTCATGGCGTACTCCTTTCAAATGCATGTTCTCCATTCGCAATGCGAGGGAGTCGAGCTTGGCTTCGATCACTGTCTGGCCACGGATGTAGTCTTCGCGGCGTACATAGCGCTCAGGCAACTCAGCGCGCAGCCCCATCAGGTCGCGCTCAAGTCGCCGCACGCTTTCGGTGTCTTCCTTTTGCTGAGAGAGGATGGAGCCGAAGCGCTCATCCCAATGCTTGGCACCTGCCTGGCGAGCTGACTCCAGCAACTCGAACCGCAGATCGAGGCGCTTGTCGATCTGCGCAAGCAGCAGGCGACCGGCGCCGGCCACAAAGCCGAAGAAGGCAAGCAACAGCAGAATCAGCTGCCAGAACTGAAGTTCGATGTTCATCGGCCACCTCGCTTTTCAAATAGTTCCAGGGTGGTTTTGCACTCGATGCAGTGCTCGGTACCGGGCTCGGCCTGGCGCCGATCCTCGGGGATCGCATCACCGCACTCTTCGCAGCGATAGGCGGACATGCCTGAGCGCCGCTGCAGCCCCGATTGATGAGCACGCAGCGCCGCTTCGGTGAAGTCGTTTTCTGTCGCGAGGTCAGCTACATCCATGTGGATTCAGTCCTTGTCCTGCAGATCGAGCAATTGATTGAGTTGGGCGAGGTTGTTGCGGGCCCAGCGTCCGTAGTCCTGGGCAAAGGCCAGGATGTCGGCCGGGGTAACGCCGCTTTCCAGTAATTCGGCGTCAGTGCCGGGGGTGGCCCAGGCCGCTGCTTGAGCAGTGGCGGTAGTGGCGCCTGGGGTTGGGGCGGGCACACCGAGGGCGAGGTTGAAGTCGCGCAGCCAGCCAGCAGTGAACACGCAGCGAGGGATAACGACAGGCGCAGCAGCAGGCGCCGGCCGGTAGACAGTCGTGACATGGGGGATGCGCTCCTGGAGCTGTTGTTGGTCTTGGGCATGCCGATCCATCTGCCCAAGCATCAGAGCCTCGGCCTGATTGGCACGGGTGACCTGTTGCAGCAGCTGGATGCGGCTTTCAGTGGCGGCAACACGGGCTTGCTCGGCGTGCTGGCTGATGAGCTTTTCCACGCGGGCACTGCCCAGGGCTTCGGCATAGCGGGCACCGAAGCCATAGCCGATGGAACCGCCCAAGCCCGCGCAGATAAAGCAGGCCATGGCGCCCAGCAGCAGCGGTTCTGGCAGTCGATTAAGCACGCCCATGACGCTGCCTCCGGCAGTTGCGAGCCTTACGCGCGCGGCGCTTGGCGGCGGCAATACCCGTCTTGCCGGGGCGCCCCATGGGCATCACGCGGGGCGTGACCCAGCTACCTGCAGCGCAGGAACCAGGCCAATGCCAAGCGCCTGCCAATGCTGAAAGCCCAGCCAGCAGGCCACCGATCAAGCCACCTAACAGGCGCCGCCTCATACCGAAGGCCCCTGATCCGGTCCTTGCTTGATCAGCCGGGCGACAAATAACAGGGTGGCCAGCACGCTATTCAGCGTGGCGTACGCGGCAGGGGAAAGTTGCGCCTGCCACATCGGCAGCAGGCTCAACTGGGCAAAGCCGAAGAAGGCGATCAGCAGGCCCAACTGCACACTGTAGAAGGTGTAGCTACGACGCCAGTCATCGATCAGCTTCATGCCGCGACTCCTGCAAGCGTGCCGTGCTTTGCACCTGGAACAATGCCGGCCAAGGCCAAACCGTCAGCGATGATCGGCTCGCCGTACCACTCACCGCCTGGCAACGGACCAGGACCGTTCTCGTGGCGGATGATGGCGAGCACCAGGGCACGCATGGTGTCGTAGCGGTATACGTCGACGCTCTCATCGTCCGGGCCGATGCTCAGGGCACTGGCCACGGCCTTGGCATAGGCCCCCGTGTTGTTCTCAGATGCTGGGGCCCAGCGAGCGATGATCTCGCGGACGCTGTCGATGCGGCTGCCATCGGCAGCGCGGCGCTTATCCTGGTAGGTGATCAGTACACGCGCCAGGGCACGAATACCCCAGCGTGGGCCATTGAAGATGACGAAGCGTGGATCACTGCTTTGGTCGTCGGCCTGGCCCTGCCAGCGCACGCCGGGGGCGCGGTCGATGTTGCCGGGGTTGAAGTTGCGGATACCGCGAGGGGTTGAGTCGAATCGCATGACGCCTCCTGCAAAGGCGCCTGCTTGAAATTTTCAGGCGCCAGAAATACACACGCCGCCATGATCGGCGGCGTGGTGCAGGAGCGCTTTTAATCGTGTTTAAAGAGATTCGGCGTGGTGCTTGGCCATCCTCAAAGCGGGAGTTTTAACTGGCCATCTGGCACAGATGCCTGATCAAGGCATACAGATTTACAAGCGGCTTTTTCGATGAAAATGCTGCTCGCGTCTGACTCAATCTCAATAAAGCAGGTGTGCCCGTAGGCCTTATAGGAATCAGGTATGCGGGCTGACTCTGGAATATCGAAGACGACTGCCGTTCGGTAGCCGTTTTCCACCCGTACCTGCTCGAACTGGCTGGTGTACTTGTTCAGACCAGGACAAGCTTGGCGGATCGCTGGAAGCGTCTTACTAACCAGCGGGTCATTGGACGCCACAGTGAACACGGATGAAGTGCTTTCCGCTCCGCAACCCAACAATGCCAAAGGCGCTACGACAACTAGGGCCATGCTCCAATTTTTCATACCGAACCTCCTGAAAGTTACCCCGTACACGTCTTTTTGCTGGCGCTGATACTGCCGTCCTTGCAGACGAACTTACCGCCTTGGCAGTGTGAGACACCGCCTTTTTTACCAGAGCAGGGTGTATTCCGCGCCTCGGCCACGGTGCAAGTCAGCGCCATGGCTATGAGAAGGCTTAATCCGAAGCTCCATTTCATCGTGTTCTTCCTTGCGTTAAAACCAGAGACCGCCGACCAACAGGCCGAACAAAAACAGCCCTGCAGCATTCCACTTGTAGGTGATCAAGAATTCCCGCAGAGGAAGCGGCGCAGTGGGCGACACAACTGTCGAAATGGCAGTCGACTCGTAGCCCTGAATAAACTCCAGAACCTTTTGCAACTCAGAGCGTTTGAGGTTGTTGAGCTGGGTACGCCCAAAGGTCAACTCACAGAAGTTATTGACGTCTTGCTTGGCATCTTTCTCGGTCGCTGCTCGCAGCACCTTGCCCACCAAGCGGCGCTTGTCGTCTTCTTCCTGCAGGTGTTCTAGACGTGCACGGATCACATCGCGCGCTTCGGGAAACTTATCGGCACAAATCTCGCTAATCGATTTCACACCCAGCTGGGCATGCACCATGCGCCAAACGTCTCGCGGGTCATCACCCAGCTCCTCGCACTTTGCGCGCAACTCATGCAGCTCTGTCCGTTGCGCGGGTACTAAGCTGCGGCGCTCCTGGGTATCGACCAGATTGATGCTCACGCCGTAGTTCTTGATATCTCCTGCTGAAACCTGCCCAACATTGCCATGGAATTCCTGACTCATGGCTACTCCTTAGTTTTATGGCTTCCTATATTGAAGGTGGTCGATCCACTGTTGCTGATTCCGCCTTCAACCACTTGCCCCACCTGCCCATGGAACACCTGCCTGGCAGCTTTGCTCGGGCTCTCTCCGCCAGCTGTGAGCGCTCCTATGGCAGCTGCTTTAACTGCCA